GGTAGGTAAGGATTGGACTGACCAGTTCCACACTATATTCGCGAGTAGCGGCTACTTTTTGCCTGCCATTTCGCTTTTGGCAGGAGATACTTCCATCGCTCATAAGCTTCCAAATCCGTCCGTCTGGCGCTATGACTTTCTTGGTATCGTAGTAATCGCCCGCGCTGGCAATTGTCCCGCCAAGGTATTCAGAGGTAACTCTTGCTGCTTCGCTTCTCGTAATACCTGTAAATTCAATTTCAATTCCAAATCTGCTTGTCAACACCGTGATTTTCCTCCTGTGCTTGTATGCTTTGTGCCTTTCGGCATGTACATATATCACTCTAAAAGGCTTATATAGCAAGCAATATTCAGGAGAAAAACACACAAATATATGGGTAGGGGAGCCCGTACTTAGCCTAATCCTTTACAGCTTTTTCACTAAATCCTCACCATACACGACACCAAGGCTTGAACCTCTATCCCAAGTACAGAATATCGTACCCGTATCATCCACGAAGTCCACTGTACCTTTGTCTCCGGGTCTCAATTTGGAGTACTGGTCATTCATCCGTACCAATTCAACACGAGTTCCAGCCGGGTATTGCTTTCGTAGTTTCTCCACAGTCTCCTTTGAAGGGAACTTATTCATAATCTGATACCTCCGTCACTTTGGCTGGAGCACCATTCTTAAATGCGCTATTGCCAGATAGGTTTCTGAGCAGGATTTTTCGCGCAGTTTTATACTCGTCGCCCACAAAGCCCAATCTTATCAGGAACACTCGAAAAGCGAACTTTTCATTCTCAACAGGTTTATCCTTAGCAGTCACGCGGTGCTGTTCCTTTGCAGCTGCACAAAGGGCACCAATGAAGCGAGAGTAAGCAGAAAGCTCCTCTGGCTCAATCCCGAAGCGGAACCATGGAAACCTGATTGTTGTTTCTGTCCGCTCGATAGGCAGCTTATCAACTCCGATTGCCTTTTTAATGAGAGACTCTTTGCTTGCAATGAGCCGTTCCAGATTCTCGAGTGCTGAGTCGGTAAACCCATCAAGCGGCATTTCTATCGTAAGCGTGTCACACATTTCACCGGTGCCTGCTTCGTCAGTTTCGTAGGTAAAGCCGAGTTCCAGAAGTTTTTTCAGTAAGTTCTGGATGGTAATCTCGTCCGTGCGATCATTCCATGAAAGAGTCCCATCCTTGCTGATGTTGATATTGCCTACAACATAGGCAAAGCTCGGTGCACCTTTATAAACAGGTTCAAGGCCGAGGGCTTCTCCTATTGCCTTGGCGAGTGCTTTTCTTGCCTCGCCGGATACGTTGAAACTTGCTTCCATTTTCGTTAGCCTCCTTAGCTTTTTGGTGATTACATATATCACTCTAAAGCTGTGGAATAGCAAGTAATATTGCGCAGGAATATATGTGCATCAGGCTGATTCAACCTCTGTAAAAGTCATCTTCACACCGTCCCGAATGAGATACACATTATCCTTGCTGCCTACCTGCTCGATATATCGTTTCACGATTACATCACAGAACTTTTCATCCAGTTCAACTGTATAGCAAATCCGCTTTGTCTGCTCGCAGGCGATAAGGGTACTACCTGATCCACCGAATGGATCTAGTACGATGCACCCTGTCATGCTGGAATTTAGGATAGGGTATGCTATCAGCGGTACCGGCTTCATCGTAGGATGGTCTGCATTCTTCTTGGGCTTGTCAAACTCCCAGATGGTTGACTGCTTGCGGTCGGAATACCAGGTATGCTTGCCGTTTTTCTTCCAGCCGAACAGGATCGGCTCATGCTGCCATTGATACGGTGAACGCCCAAGCACCAGTGATTGCTTCTTCCAAATACATGTGCCGGAAAGATAAAATCCTGCAGCATCAAAAGCCCGACGAAAGTTCAAACCTTCAGTATCTGCATGGAATACATAAATAGACGCGTCCTTCGCCATCGCTTTTTCAGTGAGGGTGAACGCGTATAAAAGAAACTGATAAAACTTTTCATCCGCCATATTATCGTTCTTAATCTTTCCGGCTGTGCCTTCGTAGTTAACATTGTACGGAGGATCAGTCACCGTTAGGTTGGCCAGCTTTCCGTCCATGAGCAGATTGAATGTTTCAGCCTTCGTGCTGTCACCACACACCAGACGGTGCTGTCCTAGCAACCATAGGTCCCCCAGCTTCGTAATAGCAGGTTTTGAAAGTTCTTCGTCCACATCAAAGTCATCGTCTTTGACATCCTCAATACCGCCCAACAGCTTATTTAACTCTGCATCGTCAAAGCCCAGGAGCGACAAATCAAAATCTACACCTTGTAATTCAGAAAGTTCTACCGATAACATTTCAGTATCCCAGCCTGCGTTCAAGGCAAGGCGGTTGTCAGCGATTATGTATGCTCGCTTCTGTGCTTCGGTCAGATGTTCCGCAAATACACATGGAACTTCGGTGATACCTTCTTCTTTAGCTGCAAGAACACGGCCATGCCCTGCGATTATATTTAAGTCTTTATCCACTATGACCGGATTGACGAAACCAAACTCCCGTAGGCTCGCACGAAGCTGGAGAATCTGTTCTTTGCTATGTGTACGAGCATTCCTTGCATATGGCACCAGCTTATCAATATTTACTTTTTCTAATCGTTCAGTTGTATTCACAATCTTCTACCGTCCTCTCCTACCTGAAAGCAGAGCTTCCATAATATCGTCCTGCGGATTTCCAATGAAAGCCGTGGTACAGTTTTGCTTGACTATGTCAAAGATCTCATACCAGAGCAGGTTAGCCTGCTTTTGAAAAGACTGGCTCATTTGCACGAATGGACTAGCAATCGCACCTCCCGTTGTTGGGTGCTTGCCTAAAAGGCCATATGTGCTTATAGCTTCTTCACACTGGATGTATCGTGTAAACGACTGTGCATAGGCTTCGACGAGTCTGGGATTTACGAATTTTTCACAACCACGTTCCTTGAGCCATTTCCATGTTTCAATAAATAGGGCATCAGCACCCAGTGGTTTACCATCTTTTTGCCGTGCGCTGAGGTATTCACTCGGCGTCGGCATATCTTCACCATTCAAGTCTGCTGTGTCGTCCAGTTCGCTTGCTTCGAGCATGGACTCTGGCTTAAACTCTGGCGCCTCCAAAATCCGTGCGGCTTTACCTGCTGCGATCTTTTCCGCAAGAGGTTGTGGTTTGTCCCCGGCACGCACGCGGCGCCCACCTCTATTTGTACCGTCTTTTGCCACGTGCCTTCACCTCCTTGCTGTGGCAGGGCTTAATACCCCGTTTGAACCTGAATTTTTTCGCGCGTGACCCCACGCCCGTTGCTCAATAAAAGAGTCACAGAGATTTCGACCGCCCCTTCCTTTCCCATCTTCCACCTTCTCGTGCAGTGATCTCAGAGTGACAGGAAGTACATAAAGACATAAGATTACTCGTTTCATTTGTTCCGCCACAGGATAATGGCTTGATGTGGTGTACTTCCTCAGCAGGGGTAATCCGACCTTGCTTCTCACAACGCTCGCAGAGAGGGTGAGCAGATATATATCGGTCACGGATACGCTTCCATGTCCGGTTGTACCGCTTCCTCACAGCGGGGTCGCGGTCGTAGCGTTCGTAACGCCTAGCTTCCTGCTTGGCATGTTCATCACAGAACCTACCATCCGTCAGCTTGGGGCAGCCGGGATGAGAACAAGGACGCTTGGGTTTAAAAGGCAATGGAATCACCTCGTTTTGGGCATGCAAAAAGCCCTCGCAGTTTTCCGCGAAGGCTTCTGATACAACTTTCGATACTATTATAATACAACGTTCTTAAGCAAACACTCCCTCAGAATTCCCTCATTTTTATGAGTGCTTCTTGCAGTAGGCTTCAACCTTATCTGCGAAGGCTCCAGTATTTACTTTCTCCCAGTTCGGCCCGTATTTTACCCATTAAGTACTCCAGATCCTTGTATTTCAAAACACGGGTATTGGGATCGCCATTCACCAGGTTAGCCAGAACTGTCAGGTAAATAAACGCGCTGCCTCGGTTCATTCCGGTCTTTGTAGACACTTCTGTACTGAGTGGATTGATTTCGCCAGAGCCTCCGAGATGCCTTAAAAAGGCCTGCCATACTTCATCAACCATCGCAGTGGTAATCCTGTTATTGCTGCGGGTAGAAGCTCTTGCATCATCATCAAAGGATTCCTCGAAGTCCTCAGTAGTATCTTGTTCTATCCGTTTTGAAGCAGACCCTGTCATAGTCATCGGAAG